TGTCTCAGTCAGGGCAGGCATGTCCCCAATATCAAACCCCGCTATCTCCGCAGGAGAGAACGCATGGCCATCTTTAAAAATCCCAACTACATCCCCAATATTATTAACTCCAGGTCGATACGTCGCTGAATTAATTAAAAGTAGTTTTGCCATGATTCACCTCCCTAATCTTTTCAATAATTATCCAGGCTTCCCGTTGACCCATCGCTTTTTTTGCCTTTTGTTTGAATTTGTGAACAAGCTCCTCGACGTTGGAGCTGAATGTCTTTTGGGACTTACCCTCTTTTAAAGGCATGCAAAACCTCCTAAGCGTTAATCTTTACCCAAGTACCACTTGCCACTGTGCAAATATAAGCGTTGCTGTTAGTCTTATCCCAACACAATACACCAACTTTCGCAGCACAGTCAGGAGCTGCCGCACTAACAATAGTTCTAGGCTTACCTGCCTTTATCCTCCGGTTGCCTCTAAATGCCTTAGCAACAATTGCACCCCAAACTAACGGTCCTTGACTTCTTACAGTTGCCATCTTATCCTCCTACTAGGTTAGAATGAAGGGCTCATTCAAGAGCCCTCCAGCTAAAGGTTATTCGATCTTCAGGTACACTAAGTTAGCTGTTGCGTCAACAAGGTCTGTACAAACTACAACCTGAGCAATGATCTGCGTTCCGGCTATAGCTCCTGCTGTGCTAAGTGCACCACGGCCTGCTGTGCTACCAGGAATTATCCCAGACTCATAATCCTGATCTCCTGCTGCTGCATCAACATCGAGAATCATGCTACCAACACCACCAGTCTGTACCCAAGCATAGTAGCTCGCTGTAACTGCACGTACTGTAACACCCATTACTCTCTCACCAGCTGTTCCTGTTCCAGCTAGGGCACATGCTGGGTTAATCAGGAGGTCTTTGTATGGGCTTTGATGAACCCAAACTGTTGAACCAGCTGCAGTTAACGCTACAAAGAGTTTGTCATAAAGATTAATTGCAGCACGACCTGAACCAATACCATCTGTCGCACCATTACCTCTAATCTTGTAATTTGCACCAACATTAACCAGGGTGGCTATGACTATACGGCCATCCTTGTAAAGATCAGCAGTAGCACCAGCAATGGTCAATGATATTTCACGAGCGCCAATCAAGGTGAGAAGAGCATCTGCCGCTGCGATGGTAGCAGCAACTGGAGTCTGAGCTTTAGACACACAATGCCCTGCAATTAATGCTGCTGCAGTAACTCCAATGTACCTGAAGATTCTACCATCATCAAGCTCTCTCTTAGTCCCCAACCGTTCCTTAGCAGTTGAACTCTCTTCAAACAAACCCTGGTTAAAAAGAGTTTTCCTTCCTTCTTGGTAATCTCCAACCGCTCCTCTCATACCCCAAAGTCTATCACCCTTGCGATACAAGGGGAGGTTGAACTTCCAAAAATCCTTTACTGTATTTTTCATCCATTTTGCTAACATAAGACATTCTCCTTTCACAGAGTGGGTTCCCTACGCCCAATCAAGAGCGTAGGGGTTAGTTGTTATGCAGCAATGCCCGTCAACACTTTCTGGCAAATTGGTCGACTTGTAGTCAAATTCAATGTGCTTAGAATTTGAGCTACTTTATCAAAAGGCTGATCTGGAATCTGCTTCCAATCTGTCATTTCCATAAAATACTGTTCATCGCATACTAACTTTAAGTATGCGGTATTGACAAAGTACATGTTACCAGATGGAGCAGAAGGACACCAAATTATAGGCTTGCCTTTAAACTGGATGGTTTCAAATCCAGCATCTGCCATCATAACGTTCTGCAACACCTTCATATCCAAGCATACATCCTCATAGAGCTCAAATACTGTCTGAGTTGTTACCATAACAATATCCTTAAGCTCAGATCGGCTATACTTGGTTACATCGTTTAGACACGTTCGCATATCACCAACGAGGTAAACAGCAGCAGCGCCAGTTGCAGTCTTCTGTTGGTTCCTCCACCAGTCATAAGTTGCTCTGTTAAGTCCATGTACGATGCCTGTAAGTGGAGCAGCACTAATAATGTTCTGTAAGCCATTAGGCTCATCAGCTCCACTACCGTCGGCAAACATCACTCTCTCAAACTCTTCGTACTTAGACCTTTCAGCAGCATTCAACTTGGTCTCAACCAACTTTATGGCTGCAGCCTTAGTCCTGTTCTGTTGATCTTCTGTAAACCACCTCATGATGGAAACAGCGACATACTTCCAATCCTCATAGGCCATGGTAATCAACTCATTATCCTGCATTGGTACTGTTTTGCCTTTGCTAATCCATCGGATAGTTTCATTGCTACCATACTCTAAAGGAATTTCAATTCGACGATAACCTGAGATATTCTCTACATGGCCTCTCTCCCTCAACCAATAGATAAAGGGAGTTTTTAAGAAGGCCTGTTCTGTAGCCTCCTTTTTACGATAGGCCCAAGTAGAAGTAAATAGGTTATCGATTGTTTGGGTCCAGCTTGGTGGTGCCACTAATGATCATCTCCTTTCATTCTTCTTCTCTTACACCCTTAGGAGCAACTTCTTCCCAAGCCTTGTTAGCTGCTTCTTTTAAGGTCAATTTTGTTTCACTAGCTCTTGTAGAACCAGCAGCAACTTTACCAGGCTTTTCGCCAGGAACATGTTTAGGAGGCAATTTTAATAGCCTCTGTGTTTGGGTGGTTATTTCTCCTTCTTTCTTCTTAGAGGATTTCGCCTTCCCCTTTTTAACCTTCGCTAAATCATAGGCTTCTTCTATCGACAATGTAGGATTAGCCATGGAGATCTGTCGGATCTCCGATTCATACTCCCAGAAATCATCGTGCTCTTTTTCACCTTTGTCGATCTCTCTTAGTACTCTCAAAGTTTCGATAGCCACTTCAGCTTTCTGTAGCCGTGGCAATCCTTGGTCATTTACTAAATTAACTACATACTCCACCAACTCCTTATTACTAAGTTGGTCAAAATCAACTTCTTTCTCCTCAATTTTTTCTGTTGCTTTTCCTCTTTTGCCTTCCTCAACTAAAGTATCAAGATCAGTTACTTCATCACTTCTACGACCTTGCTTAACAGCTCCAGCCTCTAGCTCTGCTAGTCTATCTACCAAAGCATTATACTGTTCACCACTGAGTTCAACCTTTTCCTCCGTCCCCTCCTTCTCCTTCTTCTCGCCCTCTACTTTCTTCTCCGTTGGTTCTACCATTTTCGTCTCCTTTCGCTTCAAATGTTCCCCTTTGTCTCAATTGAAACAAGTGTTTGGGAAGTTCTAAGATCATCGCCCTATATGCCCCGTCAACATCGCTACGGGTCCATACTCCATCAAATACTACATTTATTCCCTTATCCGCTCTTTTGATCATGACTGACTTCTCTTCCATTTCTCGCCTCCTTTACTTCATGAATCCACAGATTGTCGTCTCGAATACGACTATTACCTAATAGTTGCATACTACACAAAGCTAAGGCTTTGTTAATTTCCTTCCAATCTTCTTCTGTAGGAAGCCCAGATTGACGTTTTACTATTGTAGGAACTCCTGTTTCAGGATCATCCATTATTACAATAGTCTTGTTGATAAAATAAAGCCTACTGTCCTTGTTATTTAAACCTACAGTCTTCATTATATCTCACTAATGTTGTACCCTTGACCAAACTCATGAGGTGCGTAGACTTTATATTGCTTACACAACTGCCGATAATGCTCTTTAGACTTAACAAGAATCGACTTATCTGGATCAAGATGTTCATTCCAAAAAGGATAACGACGCTCATGATGAGAAGAGGAAATAAGAATAGTAGTATTACCACCGCAATCACATTTGATTTGTTGTCGATTAGCAATCTTAGCAAACGCATCAAACTCCTTCTTACACTCATTACACTTCACCTCGTATAAGGGCAAGGTCGTTCTCCTCTCTTTCTCTCTTCCCACACGACACTACTTCCTTCCCATAAACCTATTTTTTGCGTCTTCAAACTCCATTGGCTTCTCTGGACTACTACCTTGCCTACCACCAGCACTTCCTTTACCACCACCACCATGCGCTGGTGATGGCTGTCTCTTTCCAGCTTCTGCTTGTGTATCTATTCCTGGTTGAGCTAGTAACAAGTTAGATACTCTAGGATCTATGATAGCATAATTGTCTAATGATATTTGCCTTAATAGTACTTGGTTGATTAATGGATCACCACCAAACGTTTTCATCAACTCTTGACCCATTTGATACTTTAATGGTCTAGTGATTGGCATTCCACTTTCAACGTCAAGGTTAAGGAAATACTCTCCTTCGATTTGATCTCCTGTATATTCAACCCAGAAAGGTTCACCTTGAGGACTTGTAATTTGTACTACCTTCTTCTCTGTCCAAAAGTTAAAAATGAATTGATTCCATTTCCTTACTATTCTTTGGATAGTGTCACCAACGATATCTCTTCTTTCATCAATTCTATCTTCAAATGCTTGAGCTACAGTCATTGTTTCAGTTGCTGTCTTACCATGATATGGACTAAAGGCTCCTTCTTGATTTTGACTAAAGCCTAACTCCTCTCTCATGTCTTGAACAATTGCCATAGATTCTCTATAAAGATCAGGAGGAATATGAGGTTGTACCATAGTAATGGCTGCTGCTATATTATCTACATCTTTAATTGACACAGCAATACCAACCTCACCACTTAGAAATTTAGCCAGCTCTTCCTTGGTAAAGGCACCTTCTTTATATAAAAACTTTAATAACGCTATAGCTCTGTGACGGCTAGCTTGTGTTCTAGTTTCATTTAACTCCAACTGTTGTGGTTCAAGGATGTGAGCATCAGGAATGCCCCAGAAATATTCAGGGTCTGGGTTGAACGTAATAAATTCCCAAGGTAGCCCTTCTATTTGTAATACATCTGGTGTAGACAATAAAACTTGATCTTCACATAATACAATCATTTGCTTCGACTTACAATCTCTAATCTCCCAAAGCTCGGCATACTGTGTAACCTTGTCTCTTTGATGTCTTGGTCTAAACTCTACTTTCTTATTATCTTCCAAAGCTGGAGTTCGTGTACCTTTCAACTCCTTTAAAGCTGACTCTTTATACTTTTGATCTTGCATAACATCATCTAATGGTCTTAGGATATAATGAGCAATCCAAGGAATTGAGTTAGGATCTTCTGATCCCCAAGGCACTACGACATCCTCAGGTCTAGTTCGCAATGCCCAAGGCATGCCTGGTTTAACACCAACTTCGTACTCAATCCTATCACCCTCTTTTTTACTAACTTGGGTCACTGTTGCTCCATCATCACCAGCAGCTTGTTCTGGGATATAGCCAAATTGACTATCATAACCTAACTTGATAGGGCCAACACCACATAGATAACCATCCAAAGCACTACGCTTTAATGTATTCTTTAGGAAAGTTTCTCTAATGAGAGTGTTGTCAATAGATTCAACCACTTTAGCATGCCATATCATGTCAGGCTTAGTAGGTGTTACAGTAACTCTAGGAGCTCTAAAGTAAACTTTGGGAATAAGCATTCTACCAAAGCTAAATATTTTATTAACAGGTATTAAGCCTGCAGCCCATTGACCTCTATAATACTTACGAAAGTCATCCCAGCGATCGCGAGTACTATATTTCTTTCTATAGTCAAGACCACCCTTGATCTCTGACATCCAATAGTTGGCTAGTTCATCTATTTTCTTTTTGGTTGCCATTACTTTAATTCCTCTATCACCTTGAGGTGTCCTTCTTTTTCTAGCATCTTAGCATAAGGAGTTGGCATAGTATATGTTAAATCACCTCTTTGTACTAAGCTAAAAGGCATAACATCAACACCAGCTTCCTTCATTTGTTTGGTATAGGCTTTGTAGTAATCCCTAATGATTGCCCTTGTATTGTACTGATTAGTACGACTTTCGTGATAAGCCATTGACTTAAGTGCTTGGTCGATCCCAGGACCTTTCTTCTTAGCTGCAAACTCTGTTAGCTTCTCAGCTGTGCCACTTGTACGGATCATGTCACTAATTACGTTTTTGTTGGTTGGATAGACTGTATCGTCTGTTAATACGATATAGCGTGTATCACCTCTACCCTTCATTACAGTCTTGATTTCCTTACCTAGAAATTTAGTACCGCTTAAGCCTTCTGCAGTGCGGCTGACACCTTTGAACACTTCTTTGCCAAGTTTAAAGGCTTTGCCTATAGTACCTGCTTCAGCCTCTTCAGGTTCTAATGTTGATGCTGCCATACTACCTCCTGCTAGCGCTCCTGTTAATCCTGCAATGCGTGTCCATTTATAATCTTTACCATATCTCTTTCGAGCTTCAGCCATTTCTCCTTTCATACCTGATAATCTAAAGTTTATTAATCCTTCAGATCTAAGATCCTCTGGCCAAGATTCTGCAATGTGAGTAGAACTTTTTCCTCCACCACCTACTATTGGATCAGCTAAGTAAGGTTGAAACTTTGTGAAAAAATCTTCTCCTTCTTTAGTTCCATACTCCTCTGCGTGTCTAACTATAAGATCTACGTCACTTGGATTCAGTTTCTTAGAAGCAAATGAACCTCCTATATAAGCACGTCTAACTGAAGGATGCTGAACTATTTCCTCAATTGCTGGACCTGCTTCTTTCATGAGAGCTTTTCTTTTAGGAGTAGTCAAAAGCTTCTCTATTATTTTCTTTCTAACTTCTGGACTTAATTTAAAAGGAAATGGCATTATAACCAACCCCATCCCTTCAATATTTTCTTTTGCTCTTCAACATCATCTCCGATGTCTTTACGATATTGAATGTCATCAGTAATGGTAATATTGCGGATTGTTCTATAAGCTCTCCTTTGACATTCCCTTACAGATGAGCCCCGAGCAGTGACACACCCTACAACACCATCCACACCAGCCATCACTGGAATACCATCCACTAACTTCACGTCTGCAAGCCAGACATGTTTCTTCGCTTCCTTTGGTACATCTAATACCTGAATCGACTCCCATACATCAACTCCTTCTTTAACGGGATAAGGATTAACAGACATCCTAATTCCTATTGCGAACTCATCATGAAATGGTACTTCTTCACGTTGACCAGAAGCAATAGCATAAAGATAATCAAATAATGGCATTTGGATAAGTTCACACCACGCTTGAATAGCTTCATACCCAAACCTTGGTGTAAACTCAATAAAGTATGCTTCCTCAGGTGTTACTAAACAATTAATGTCTATAGGACCAATAAAGTTTACTTTAGTTAATAATGGTGTTAATAATTCAAGACCATCAGCTGTCAAACGATCGCCATTGGTTGGCCATACTATGTTACCCATACATCCAACTTGCGGACCGACATCACCATCCATAAAACGTTTCTTTTCCATAGTGTGATTGAATGGTCTAACCCAAGTTTTGCCATTGAACCAACCTTCGGTACTAACTTCAATGCCTTTGATAAACTCTTGGGTTATGCAAGGTAATATTTCCTTACCATGTTTCTTAACTATATCAATGATAGTACGATTAGTAGGATCTTGGCTGACGAGGGTCAGGGAGGGAGGCTTGTTGCCGAAAGGCTTTACAACTTGAGGTTTTGTTGCTTTCTCAAGATAGTCAATCAGCTTGTCTAAGTCATTAAAGGTTTGAGTGTCAGGAATTTTTAACTTCGTTAATGTTTTAGCTACTTTCTCACCATACTCTCTATCCAACTCTAGCTTATCGTTAAACGATCCTCCACCTAACACCAGCTTTCCTTTCTCAGCAAGCTGATCACATAGTGATCCTATTTCAGTCATATCACATATTATTAAGTCATATTGATCTAACATCTTCCTTGGATCACTCACCTTGCTTGGATTCTTGTATCCATCTAGTGATGGCTTGGCTTTAGCCTCTTTGATCCATATCTTACAGATATGACCCTCGTCAGCTAATCTCAATGCTAAAGGTACACCATCGCCATGTTTGCTTAATATTAAGATACTCGCCATCTTTTACTCCTATACATCTGGTAATAGCTCAGGTCTGTTGATTTTAAAATTCTCCCACTCTTGCTCCAACTCAACTTGAACCTGTTCTGGAGTCTTTCCTGCTGAGTTAGCAAGAATAATTACTTGCTGAATTGCCAACTTCAAAGCCTCACCAATTATTACTCCTGTTATAGGGTCCATCACTACCTCCTTAAATCTTAATCAATAGGCGGTTGACTAAATCGCCGATTTTACTTAAAAGTGTTAACTCAATCGATTTACCTTCATCTAATGCCAACTTCGCCTGGTTGATTAAGGGCCACAGTTCACTCAACGCCTGCTTTTTAGACTTCAATGCTACTTTCTGATAAGCAGTCAAACCAGGTTGCACTGCCATGTTAAGGTAATCAGCGTATTGAGCATTATAGGTCTTTAAGGCATAAAGGACTTTCTCCTGTGGGGTCATCTCACTATAAGGCTTCGCCTTCAAGAGAGCACAGCTGACTACTAACATTAAAACTAAGATTAAGATTAGACTAATTCTTACTCGCTTCATTTTACACCTCCATTTGGTAAAGGACTGGCTTTGAGATACATCGCCGCTGCCACAAAGGCTGACACAAGTGCTACAGTTCCAACTTTACCGAGTCCTGTCGTAAGATTAAAGTTTGTTGGATCAACAATCATCAAAGTAACACTATTAGCACCTGCACCAATGACCGCTGAAATTAAACCTTTTAACCAAAGTTTCCAATCCAATTCAAATCACCTCCTTTTATCCTTCAAAATGTCCCTTATCCCATTCAAGCATAGGTTTACCACCTTTACCCTCCCAGTACTTATGCCAATACTCCCAACCCTTTTTAGGTGGTAAAAGTTCATTTTTGTCCAAATCCTTATCAATATCATCTAAGTCTGGAAAGTATATATCGTCTGCAATCCCTTTCTGATGCCCACTTATAATGATATATCCATCACACTTTGATAATCCAAGTCTAAATAACCTATTCTGCTCTTCAGGAGACCTTTTGAGATAATCCTCTATTGGATACTCTCCATCCAGAATCATCGCAGCTATTAGATTATTTTTTGCTCTTGTAAATTCAACTCGATTCATTTCTTAGTCTTTGTATTCTGTTTGATGTCAAGCAATATCTCCATCATCTTGTTTTGATTAGTGTCGGCTTTATCTTTTAACTTCTCAAGATCTGTCTTAACTTCTTTCTTTAAGTTCTTAACTTCTTCTTTGACTTCTTCTACTGATTGTCGTATTGCTGTATTATTCTCTTTATTAACTGCTTGATCTTTTTCCTGTGCAAAGATTTGACATGTTGTCCATACTCCCCACCCAAGAAGACTAGCAATTGTAATTGCAAGAATTGCATCCCAAATAGTTCGTTTCATTTGAGTCATGGTTTATACCTGCAAGGATGTTATTGTCTATATCCTTTAGAAGAATAGGTTCACTATGAGAATACATCCAATAGGCAGGCATAAAGTATCCTGCTTGGGCCTCTAGTACAAGTAGTAATAAAAAGCTGACAATAGCAATTAGTTTACGCATTAGGATATCCCTCTCCAACTTGTTTACCGAACATTCCATCTCTTGATCCTCTACGTTTATCTAGATCAGCTAGAATTTCATCTAAGGTGTAAGTCATGTAATTAACAAGTTCCTTCTTCACTACTACTTTAGGCTTCTCATGTTCTTGACGTAGATGTTTAAACTTCTGTAATCCTAACATTGCCAAGCCTGTAGCTATGACTAAGTTATCTTCCTTACCTGTTAACTTATCATCAACTTCTTCAAACGCTTTTAACTCCTTTACTGTTTGTACTCCATGCAGTTTAATCTGGTCCATATCCTCTTGCATTATCCCAACTAGAGCGTGCTTTGTATTTCGTCCATTATTCCATCCATACTCAGCTGGTGTAGTTTTAGTAGCATACTTTCGTTTGTATATTGCGTGTCTTGGATAGTTGGCTTTGAGGTAGGGTATTACTGCAGCACCATGGTTGTTGGATTCACAAACTATAAAGGCAGTGTTATATACTGTACCTACTTCACATAACAACTTGCCAAACTCTATTGGGTTAATAGTGTTGTAGAATAGTTCAAATACCTGATCACCTGTTTCGACACAAAATACTTGCAGCCCAGCATCATCATTACCAGTACCACCACTTGGATCTCCTCCTACTACGTAATGAAAGCCAGGTTGAGGATGTCCTTGTAATTTGTAAGTATGCCATATACTAAACTTCTCTACAATCCATTGTAATGATGCTGCTAGAGTGATGTTGTTAAATACTGCTCCACCTGTTGCTTGGAAACACTCCTCAGGGATGAAAGGATATTCTTGCTGCATCAATTTAATATCCTCACGCATCTCTTTTAACTTCATTTCGTACCAATACATCTTTCTATCGATTAGCTTAAATTTATGTTGCATGTCTAAAAGATAACCGGCAAATCTTGGAAGATCTGGTTTGTATATTGATACACTGGCAGGCAAATCGAGTTCGTACTCACTATCGGCAAACCATGGATAGAATAAACGAACGTAACCCATCGCATCGGCATTATCCCATATGTAGTAAAAGTCATTATTACGTCCGTTGCCTGTGCTCTCTAGGTAAATACGACCATTGTATGGCACTGCTTGGAATAAGCCTGATGTATGCTTAACAGGATCTTCCCACCATGCATACTCACTGCAGTGTAAGTCTGTTATCCAATCACCTCGACCGAATGCTCTACTACCTGCAGTACCTACGTAGTAAGTTGACTCTCTCAGAGGGAAGTATAATTCACTACGACTATTCCTACCAAAGTCTGGCTTCGGACCTTTGATGTGTTTGAGGAAGTAATGGACGCTGTCTAGTAAGCGTGTAGTAGCACCAGCTTCGTGGCTAATTACTACTGCGTGAGTACCTTCTTTGCCTAGACAGCGAATGGCAAACTTAGCAAGGATACCACGACTGAAACCTTTTTGTCTAGCCTTAGCAATAATCAATCTTAACCTACGGTTAGGAGCATCATACTGATCAAGGAATTGTTGAGCACCATTTAAGTAGAAGGGTACTTTAGTACCATCTTTGTTTTGAATAGAGAATAATGTTTGGATAGCCTTAGCTTCGTTACTCAGCATCACCACCCTCTAGAATTTGTTGCACTACCTGCTCAGCAGTAATGTTGTTAATAATAGTTCCTCTACTACCACCACTAAATTTACCATTAGCCTTAAGCCATTGTTGTTGTGCAGCCAACTTAACAGCTTCGTCTGTACTATCAAGTTGTGATCTAATATTGTCAACAATCTTATCGAATAAAGCTTCAAACTCCTGCTGTGTAGAATCCATCAGTTGCTGTCTAACATGCTGAACAATCCTATTATTAAGTATACGATAAATCATTGCTATGCTGTAGCCAGTCTCTTGCTTTATCTCAATAGCTTTCTTACCAGCTAGATGTAGAGCTAAAACATTATACCATCGTAGTGGAACTGGGACGTAGTCATTCTTCTTAGTTGGCCGGTGAAAGCGATAAGTTTCATCTCCACCAGATTGTGGTAACAATAGTGAGCTAGTTTGTGGTAAATTAAGAGTATCCATATGCATACATTATATTACATTTATAAGTGGTATATCAACAACAATAAATGGTAGATCAAGAAAAGATTTGGATTTGACGCTATGCGGTTGCGTGGGAGTGATGTAGTTTGAATCAAAGTGAAATGTTGGGTTTGAATAGTTGTATCAGTTGTTATGATCATAATAGTTGAGATGATCATGTTAGTTGGTGTGATCATATTAATTGGTGTGATGATATTGTAACTATGCAATATCATTTGATATTGTATAACTACACGAAATTATAAAGAAACTTTGATGTTGATTTACTGATCGTTTTGTTATATCATTATAGTTAAGAAAGGAGGAAAGTAACTAAATAACAATTTAACAAATCAATCTAAAAGGAGGAAATTACAATGACTATCGACGAACAAAAAGAATTAAATTTACTTCGTGTCGAACATAAGAAGTTAGTTGATCAAAGAAAGAAGTATACTCTTCGAAGACTTGTCAAAGTCTCATTGTTGGAACAAAAAGCAATTGCGAAAGGAATCATCGTAACTGATAGTGAGATTGACAAAGAGATCGCTCGAAGAGCTTCGTTGAAGAAGTAAGATGAAGAAGAGGGTAGGTTGAAAGATCTACCCTTTCTTTTTAACTTCAAGTTCTAACCTAATTGACATAAGTGATGAGAATAGAGGGTGAAACTATAAATTCTATAAATTCTATAAATTCTATAATAAGTGTGTTACCAATAACTACAATACCACTGGTCGTTCTTTCATTCCACTCCTTTTGTAAATACTCTTGCTTTTGTCTATACTTTTGCTCTTCTTATACTCTCTCTCTCTCTCTCTCTCTCTCTCTCTCTTCTATAATATAAAGAAGACTAAAGGATAAAGCAAGAGTATAACAAATAGTATGAGTATAAGACTACGTAGAGGAAGACATAACGTTAAGTATTACAAAAGAAGTGGAATCAAATAAACGAAGAAGAGTATTGTAGTTAGTGGTAACTAACATATGATTTGTAAATATGCGATTTTATTGGAGATTTTTGATTATTTGTAAATATGCGAAATTATTAAGAAATTTAACCGTTGATTTTTTATTCGAAAAGTAAGATGATATAGTCATAAAGATGAGAAAACGCAAACATATAATACATAGTTACCAATCATTACATCAACAGGCAATCTCTCGAGCACAACCTAACATCGATATACAACTATTAAGTGAATGTGCTTATTATCCTCGTTTACCAGCTTTTGGTCGTACTCCAAAGTGTACTTATTGTTCATTTGATAAACCAAACTTACGCTGTAAATGGGCTCATATACTTATTGACTCTCGTATAGGAGCTTGTGAATTGTGTCAAACATATCATCGTCATACTCACGAGGTAGGTGGTCGTCAATTATGTTTACAATGCTTATCACAAATGGCAGAGAAGATTAAAGAGATGAGAGAGGAGGTGATACGCAATGACAACTTATAGGAAGCAAGCAAATCAACTGACTAAAGAATGTATTTGGGTAGCAACAGGAGCTGTAGTATGGTGTTGGCTGTTACATCAACTTGCTATTCTACTTGCTAAACACTATTATGGTTAACAAAAGGAGGAAACTATGAATCAAATTGAACAGGCGAAGGCTAAGGTGAAAAGGTTATACAACGAGAAGTATGAGACTGAAAAAAGATTGGAGGCAGAATTAAAGAAAGCAGAAGAGGAGTTAAGAGAAGTTATTAAAGCTTCGTTACCTCAACCAATCTGGGGTTATAGGCTAACCTTTAAGCAAACTCCAGACAGGTCTTTATTCTTCATGGAATATTTGATGGATAGAATTCCAGAAGGAACAGAAATAATTGACGCCAGAAAGATTATAACCAACCTCAAAGAAATCGAACTGCTTTGGCAGGAGAACAAACTCGACATCCCAAAATTAGAAGAACACGACAAAGGTATAGTATACTATCGTATGAATAAGGTTCTTTTAACGGCTGGAGGAGGACTTTATGTTTTTAAAAGTCCTCAAATCGTTGAAGACGAAGAGTGGAAGATGTTAAAGGAAGGTAATGTACCAGAAAGGTTGGTGAGGTAATATGTCATCAATAAAAGGACGAGGATATAGTATGAGTTGGTGGCAATGGATTATAATGTTAGTGTGTTTCGAACTTATTCTATGGCCTTTGTTATATAAACATATTCTGGCCATCATACATCAATTGACAAGAGGATAAATGAGTCAACTACAACAACAATTTATTACTACTTTCAGTGGACAACGAACTTTTACCACTAAGGAAGCTTATGAGTGGTATTGTATTGTTAAACGCAATCCTCAAATTAGACCTGCTCGTGTATCAATATTCGAACTTATTCTATGGCCTTTGTTATATAAACATACTATTGAGAAAGTATCAAGAGGTGTATATCACTTTACTAATATCAAAATTAAAGAGGATGAGTTTGATAAGTATATTAAGTCTAAGATGAGAGGAGGTGATTAGAATGTATTGTATAGTAAATTGGTTAGATCGTTATGACTACAGTGATCTTAGTTTAGTTCTTAGGGAAGATGGCAACTTACTCCTCTTCACAACCGAAGAGGACGCAGAAGAGGAAGTAGATAAGCTAAACGGTTATACCGTAGTAGTAGACTTACATTAAGAGGAGGCAATGCAATGTTTAAATTTCCAGATCTAATCAGCTCTATCAGATATGTAGGATTAAACAGCATTGAAGATGCTAAGATGATCTTAAGGATGATGAAATACAACCATGTGTAACAGTAGTAAAATAGAGAAGGAAAGGAGGTGATATAAGATGGGCGAGACTAAAGTAGA